CGGACGGGCTCGTTTTGAAGGTGACGGCCCGGGGCCGAAAGCAGGGGGGTGATTACACGGGCGAGGCCCGCGAGAGGGTCTACCGGACGTTGGGGAATATTACTTGCTCAAACAAGCAATATCGCCTCGACATTGGCAAACGGGTGAATGGCGATATGGCGAAGCTCATTGGATGGGGGTGGCTATCATGAGCGATACAGGGTATAGCAAGAGTGGTCAGCCGGATGTGGGCTACTGGATTGGGGAAATTCGGAAGGGGATTGAGTGGAGGAAGAAACGGGCGTATCAGGCCAGGTGGGACCAATGGCAAAAGATGTATCGGGGTGAGTGGGATGCCGGCATCATGCCCGTTAATTTGTTCTTCAAGATGGTGCGCACCATGGTCCCGCGGGTCTACTTCCGCGATCCGACGGTGTCGATCACACAAACTCTCCCCGGCGACGATCTCGCGGTGTTTGCGCAGATCCTGGAGCGGGTGGACAATAAACTCATCCGGAAACTGCGCCTCAAAGGCCAAATGAAGCAGTCCATTCAGGATGCTTTTATGTGTGGGACGGGCATCTTGAAGCTTGGCTTCGGGGCGCAGTATACGCCGACGCCAGATGATTTCTCGACGGAGGCGCCGGGGGCAAAACACAAACCCGAGCAGCGCCTGGAGTATAATTCGTTGGTGGAACCCAATATGCCTTGGGTCCAGCGGGTGCATCCAAAGAATTTTGTGGTGCCGGATAAGTGCCTCTCGATTGATGAGGCGCGGTGGGTGGCACACGAACTGAAGATGAATTTGGATGACCTCAAGGCCGACCCGAGGTTTAAGCATACGTTGGGGATCGAGAGCCACCGTCCCCTCGGGTCGATGATCAAGGACTCAGATAACGTGGGGAGCAATGCGGTGTTGCTTTATGAGATCAGGGACAAGAAAACGAACAAGGTCTTTGTCATTGCACCAAACCATTCACAAAAAACCCTCCTGATGGACGACGATAAATTTCTCGCCCAAACCGGCCGCTTCTCCTTCTATCCCGTGGTGTTCAACCAGGCGGATGATTGCTTTTGGGGGGTTCCCGACGCGCAGATTTTGGACCCTCAACAGCGGGAAGCCAACGAAACTCGCACCATCATCATGAAGCATCGTCGCCTGTCGATCATGAAGATGGCGGTCAAACGGGGTGCCATCACCCCGGATGAGATTGAAAAGATGACGGGAGAGAGTGTTGGGGCAGCCTTCGAGGTCGATGAGATGGCGAGTTTTGAGCCCTTCAATCTCGTGACCGCGATCCCCCAGGGGCTAACGCAGAGCCTCGCGATGGTGGAGCAGGAAGCACAAGAGATCATGGGCCTTGGGGCAAACCAATTTGGTGAGTATGCCCCTGGGAGCAGCGATCGCAGTGCGACTGAGGCGACGATTGTGAACCAAGCCACCCAAATCCGCATTGATGAAAGGAGGGACTCCGTGGCGGATACCCTCACGGACATCGTGGCCGGAATGCACGTGGTGATCTTTCAGTTCTGGACCCAAAACCAGGTGATTGACATCGTCGGTGATGAGGGGGCCAATACGTGGGTCCAATTCACCCCGGATATGCTCCAGCGGGGGACCTATGAGATTGATATCGACCCCGATAGCGGGTTGCCCGAGACGGCAATGATCCGGAAGCAGGAAGCTCTCACTCTCTACCCCCTCCTGATGGCCAACCCTTACGTGAATAAATTCCGCACGACGCAGTTTTTGTTGCGGGAGCTGCATGGGGCCCAATACGATCATCTCATCATGACGCCGCAGGAGTTGCAACAGCAAGCCCAAGCGATGGCGCAGCAACAACAGGCGATGACCGCGCAGCAATTCGCGAAACAGAACCCCCATACCGTGGCCCGGCGACAGGGACAGCTTTCGCCAAACGTGGTGCCGCAGGGTATGGTGCAATAAGAGTGCGATAAGATATAAGGAGTTTTCCTCGCATGCCGCTCTACAACTATATCTGCACCTTCTGCTCCAATGAGACGGAGGAGCTTTGCTCCATCGCGGAGATGGAGGAGCGTGAGAAAGACCTCATCTTCTGCAAGGAGTGCATGCCCGGCACCCTAGTGAGGGTCTTCGCCCCGAAACGGCATGTCCGTTTCCACGAGGACTTCTATGAACACGTCGGGGTTGATGGTGTTTATTGCAGCAATGCCAATCAGCTCCTCGATGCCTGTGAGAGGAATGGTGTCACATCCAACTACCTCGCAGACATGGGCTCGCTTTTTGGCGTGAAAAGCCGCCTCCGCTGGGTGTGAAAAAATAAGTTTTGCATGGTGGCGGAAGCCCTCCTAGAGCATGAGAATGACGAAAAGCATATCACTCGACGATTTTGAATTGGACGTAGACGACACCGACGGGGTGATGATCCTGGTGGTGCCGTCAAGTGGCCCAATCAAAGCCCTCGTGCCCCAGCTTGGACTGATGACGGAAGCCCGGCTTGAGATGCAAATCCCCCACATCTATCGGGCCATAAGTATCCGACGGGCCCAAGAAGCGGAGAGACAGAATGAGCGGACAGCAAGGGTCGGCGCCCAAGTCAACGGCGGTGGCAAGCCCCGCCGCGGCAACTGACGTCCCGGCGTGGATGAAGGACTTTCAAGCGACGATGAGCCAGCTCAATGGCACCATGGGGCAGGTCCTCGCGGCGTTGAAGAACCCCGTCGCGCCGCCCCCCACCACCCGCCAAGCCCCCGAGCCGGACGACGAGATTGATCCCAACACGCTTGAGACCCTCCCCCGCACCGAGTTTATGAAAATCATGGAACGGCGGATGGCGAAGGCTTTTGAGAAAAGCCTCCTGGGTCCTGTCAAGGAAGAGCTCACCACCCTGCGAAATGGGCTCACGACCTCCAACACCCAGAAGCAGCTCGACAATGCCCTGGCGAAGTATCCGGATCTGTTGGAATACAAAGACGAAATGATTGCCTTGGCCAAGGCCCACCCATCCCTCGGGCCGACGCAGCTTTATCAGCTCGCAAAGACTGATGCCTCCCCGGAGAAGATTGCGGAGGTCGCGAAGAAATTCCCACCGGCGAATGACGGCGCCAAAAAACCCCAGGTGATAACATTTGGTGGGTTTAAACCCACCAATGGTGCCTCCGGGGATGATCGGAGTGCAAAAATGGCCCCGGCCGAAGCGGCCGACGAAGCGTGGAGTAGCGTCGTCGCTGAGCTTGGAGCGGAGCCGTCATTTTCGGAGTGATGTAGATGGCAGCGCAGCTAAGTGTTTCCCAATTTCTTGACAACCTCTATACGACCACCTGGCAGAACCGCCAAGAAGGCACCGCGGATAACGTTTTCAACGCGACCCCCTTCTGGTTCTGGATGAAGGAAAATGGGCGGCTGATCCCGCAACGCGGGGGCCGCTTTATTGAAGAAAACCTGGAGTATGCGGCGAATAATAACATTGTGTGGCTCCAGAAGGGCAGCACGGTGCCACTGAATGACTTCGAGTTCCTGACGGTCGCGCAGTATCAGTGGAAATACATCGCCGCGAGTATCGTGCGCTTCGGCGTGGACGATCAGCAGAACGCCGGCAAGGCAAAGATCATCTCGCTGATGAACAGCAAGATGGAAAACACCGAGCAGGCGTTGATCGAGCAATTTGAGGCGGCAATCACGGGCGGTCCGGGCACCACCGCCCCCACCGGCTCGACCGAAGCGGTTGTGGGGGCGGACCTTGCGATCGACGGATTGCAGTGTCTGGTGGCCGCGGCGCCCCAGACGACCCCCGGCGGCGATGGTGTCGCGGTGGGGGGGATCGACTCCTCGATCTACACGTGGTGGCAGAACCAATACTTCTCCATGGCGGGGAGCAGCTTCGCGACCAATGGCGTCAACAACATGCGCCACATGCTCAACAACTGTATGAACAACCGGATTGGCGACCGGCCGGACATTATTCTGTCCGACCAGCAAACGTATGAGTATTACGAACAGAGTGTGCTCTCCTACCTCCGGATCACCAACAACAAACTCGGTGACGCCGGCTTTGAAAACCAGACTTTCAAGCAAATCCCGATGGTCTGGTCGCCGACGATCGCGAGTGGCGGTACGATGTATTTCCTCAATAGTCGCTTCCTCAAGCTCATCTACGATCCAAGTATGTACTTCACCATGACCGAATGGAAACCGATCCCGGATCAGGTGAACGACCGCGCGGCCCAGATCGCGACAGCGTGCGCACTCACCACCAACCGACGCCGGGTGCATGGGGTGATTTCCAGCATCAACACGCCATAAGGAGATCGTGACATGACCGCAGGTATTAAGAAAATTTTTCGGACGCAGTTGACGGACCTCAAAACGACCGACTTCGAGGGGGTTGGGACCCTGCGCTTTGAGGGCGCGAGGGTTTATAAGTGGGTGCAATTCAGTGGCACCACCGCGGTGGCCGCGGGGTCGATTGTGTGCTACCTCGCGACGAGTGGGGCGAACGTCAACGAAGTGATCGTTGACGGGGCCAACACGGCGATTGCCGCGGGTGTGGCGCAGACCGCCATCGCCGCCGGCACCGTGCAGTATGGGTGGATACAGGTGGATGGGCTGGCCACCCTCACGGTCACCGTCGGCGGCTCGCCCGCTTTCGGGAGTGCCCTGACTGCCAGCGGCGCGAGCGCGGGGAACTTGACGGTCGTTACGGCCTTCACGCAGCCCCAGGTCGCATATATGTTTGACGTGGCGAACAAGCTCATCCTTTGCGACTTCCCCTACTAAGGGGGACTAGCACGTGGGCCTTCTTACTCTGGCCGATTTTCAAGGCGAGATCACTGCTAATGTGGGGAACCGAACAGACCTCACATTAGCAAGGATCCTGAAGGCTTTGAACTTTGCCCAGGATAAGGTGTCCCAGGCGCAGGATTTCAAGGAGCTTCAAACATATGTGACTAGTGCGACAAACTTCACCGGAGTGCCAATCAACGATAAGTACCTGCCCTATGCAGGGAATTGGAAGACCGTCCACAGCATCGTCCTCCAATTTGGGATTGACAGTCGGAAGTTGAGGCAAATGCCTTGGCGGAAGTTTGACCGCATGTACCCGGCGCCGGAGGCAGTGGCGGCGTACATCCCCCTGGTCTACAGTGATTGGAACCAGCAATTGGTTTTCATGCCCGTGCCCGATGCAGTCTACCCGCTCGTCGCGAGGGTGACAACCTATCCGACGGCGTTCACGACCACGACCCCCTTGACCACCACCAGCTCCTTCCTCGGGAAGGATGAGTTGTTGATGGCCTATTCCTGCGAGTATCTTTGGAGATCATTCGGGCGCTATGACAAGGCTGATGAGTTTCGCACGCAGGGGGATGCACTCCTGCAAGTGGCCATGCGCGCGGATGCCGATCGGCCGGACCTTGACACAGCCGGGAGCGGTGATGATGTGGGACCGCTCAGCGGAGCTTATTGGGCCAACCCGTGGATTGTCAGCATGGATGGGAGCTAGGGCATGACGGGAGGGCCAACAACAACCTTCGACTACACTTGGAACAGTGCTTGGCTTGCGACCCCGGCGGACACCGAAGATCGGTCTCTCGGCGCCCAGCGCATTCGGGAGACCAAACAAGGGGTTGGCGAACGCCTTGCGGTTAATCACTCCCTTAATGGTGACGAATATGATGGAATGCACACGGTGGTGCAGGTCATCGCCGGGACGGCTGACCCTGGGGCGATCGTCAACGGGGGTGTCTTCTACTCGAAGACGGTTGGTGGTATCAACGAGGCATTCTATCAGGACAACTACGGCAACGTCATCCAGGTCACGCAAGATGGTGGGCTCTTTGGTGGGAGTGTCATCCCGAGTGGGACCAACATGCTTTTCCTCCAGGCCACGGTGCCCGTCGGGTGGACCCTCAACACGAGCTTCTCCGACAGGGTTATTCGTTTGGGGACCGGTAGTGGGAGTGACGTTGGTGGAGCGAGTGGGGGGTCTTGGAATTTGAGTGGGATGCAAGTGGGCGGAACCGCCTTGACGGTCGCCCAGATGCCCCCCCACACCCACACCATCAGCCCGGGCCTTATCAGTGGAAGCGGTTTTGCCGGCGGCAGTGGAGCGCCTTACGCTGCGGGGGTTCCCAACACTGGCTCCACTGGCGGTGGTGCCCAACACTCCCACCCCTTCTCGAATGATGCCACGTGGCGTCCAGCCTATGTCAATGCAGTTGTGGGGACCAAAGACTGATGCCATACGCAGGTGCTTTTCAATGTGAGACTTGCCCTCGCAACAACGACCCCGCCGCCGCCCGGGCGTGCCCTGCGTGGTGGGAAACAATCTGGACGGATGACAAAGGCAACACCGATGTGCGAAAGGGGTGTGCCTTCACCCAACTCCAGCAATATCAGATTGAGGTCATCAAGGCGGCGAACCACTCTGCCGCCTCCTGCGACAAGATTGCGAATGAGCTTCGCCAAGGCTTTATGCGTCTAGGGATCCTTCTCGATGGCAAACTTACTCCCCCCAATTTCCTTGCCCTCACTAACGGCCGGGGACCCGATAACACAGCAATCGCTGCAAGGGCTGGCAAATTATTTGGTGCGGTATCTGAACGAAGTGAGCCGGGTTGTTAATTCGCAACTGAGTGCGAATGGCACGGCAGCGCTCCGTCCCGCGACCGGCACCTTCCCCGGCCAGACATACTTCGCAACTGATACACTGGTCTGGTCCCTCTGGACCGGGAGCGCCTGGGTGACGGTGACCACGTGAAGGCCCCTGAAAACTTCATCGTCCCGACATATACGACTATTGCTGATTTCAGTGGTGGGATCAACCTTTCCGCGCCGGAGGATCAGATTGGGGACACGCAATCCCCCGACATGCAAAATCTCATTTATATCAACGGGGTGTTGCAAGTCGACACGGGCTATGTAGAATATGGCTCGGTGGTCGCCGGGACTCCCTTGCAGGTCATTCAGTTTGAGCTCACCTCGGGGACTTTCATAAGTTGCCTGGTGACCTCCTCTGCTTTCTACACGTGGGACTCCGGCGTGCTGGATTGGCAGGTAATGATGACGCCGGTGCTGTCGACCACGCTCACCGCGGTGGCGGATGCGACGGTGTGGGCGTCTTCCTTCTCAAGTGCGTTTGGCCCCTCGCCCGCGACGGCACTCGTATTGCAGGTGGCGAGTGTGGCAGGGCTTGCCGTGGGGGATGTCATTCAACTGACCCTCTCCGACGGGACCTTCTTCAACTCCACAATCGCCTCCATCTCCGGGGATAATGTTACCTGCACCACGGATCTCTTGCCCGGCCAGGATGCCGCTTCCGGCGCCGTGTGTAAGTTTTTCGCCCCACTCCATGGCGGGCAATTCCCAATCTCCTGGACCGTCGATCCGACAACGAACACGTTGATTTGGACCAATGGGGTGGATGCGGTCCAGGCATTCAATGGATCAACCCTTGCGCCATTGGCGGGGCTCTCGGGGATCGCCTCCACGTGTCGGATCGTAACCCGATACTTTGGCTTCACGTTGGCGATCGGACCCACAGAAGGAGGCTCCTACTACCCCTATCGGGTGAGGAGATCGAGTGATGTCTCCTCCACCGACTGGACCTCCTACGGCATCACCGGATATGATGACCTCGTGGACACAAGCGATGCTATCGTGGGGGCGTCAATTGTCGGAACCTATCTGATCCTCGCGAGGGAAAATAGCGTGATGAGTGGCTCCTATTGGGGCACCACCGACGCCATTTTCTTCTGGCAATATATGATCACCGGGACGGGCGCACTTGGTGGAGTGGGCCTCATCAAGGGGAGGGAGATCGACTATTTGATCTCACAGAGTGGGGTCTTCCAATACACCGGAGGCTACACCCTCGCGTCCGTCGGGGACAATATCTTTAACTTCATCCTTGGCCCGGAAGGCAATCTCAACCCTGAGACGAACATCCACCTATTCGGCATCTACGTCGCAGAAATTGACGAGATTTGGTTTTTCTACCCCTCCACTCGGGCGACCTACTGCGATACGCTCTTGCGTTATTCACAAAAATACAAGAGCTGGTTCCCGGTGGCGTTCCCCCTTCAAATCAGTGGCGCTGGCTTCGCCTATCGGACGAGTGCGCTGACGTGGGCCCAAAGCGCCGGGGAGGATTGGCTTCAGGACACACTTTCGTGGAACTCCCGCGCGGCTGCGGGCAACTTCCCCATTCTCCTGATGACCAGCACCCTCGACAGCCGCGTGTATGCCTATGACTTCCAAGCTTCGACGTGGAGTGGGGTCCCAATCCCCTGGTACTTCGTCTCGAAAGACTTCCCGGTGATGGATCAAAAGTTGCTCTTTGACGGGATCGTCGCGTATGGTGTAGGAAATGGGGTGTTATGTGAGCTCTCCACCGATAGTGGCATCACATGGGAAACCATTGGGACGTTTAACTTTGGGCTCAATAGCTATTCCAAACAGGTGTTGGATTACCAAATAACCGGCGACTTTTTCCGTTTTCGTCTTAGTGGAGTGGGTTATGGCTTCTTCCTTTCGCAAATCAGCCTCCGATACCTTGACGCCAGTGAATTTTGAGGTCCGAAGATTGGGGCCGGGTGACGGGGAGGAGTACACGCTTTTTGCCTTCGAGATACTGTCCCACATCCCCCGCGAGGATGGAGCAGATCTGTGCGAGGAGATCGACTTCACGCCGGAGTTGGTGTCGCCCCTCCATGCCGTGTGGGGAATGTTCCTTGGCGAGAGCTTAATCGGGGTGGTGAAATTCTGTCGGCAGGGGACGTTGCATTGGGATAGTCATGTGGGGATACTCCCCCTCTTTCGGGGGAAGAAGGCACTCCGCTTTGTCCAACAAGCCCTCTTTGAGCTCCGAGTTGCCAATCCAGGGCCGTCGCTCATTGTGACCGCCACCATCCCCTGGCCAAACAAAAGGGCGAGAGCGTTTGTGAAGGCCCTCGGTGCTCACTACGTGGGGCAATTACCCTTCACCTGGGTGGAGGATGGAAAGCGTTATTCCAAGGTCATCTACGCGAGGGAATTACCGTAATGTCTTTTCTCACAGGGTCTGCGCCCAGCGTGCAGACGAGCAATTACTCAACCATCAGCCCGACGCAGCAAAATGCCCTCTCGACCCTCTTGAGCGCCCTCGGGGTCTCGACGGGGGTGGGTGGGACCGCCGCCTCCCCCGCCTACACGGCACCTTTGACTGCCCAGGTGACACAACCTCAGCAGCAAACCCTCAACTCCATCGGGGGCCTCCAGGCTGGGTTGGCCAATGTGGGCGGGGGCGCCGTGAATGGCCTCAACACCGCCACCAACACCCTCACGAACATCGCCGCCGGGGGCCCGGCAAATTTCCAAAACTACTTCCAGCAGAGTGTGGCCCAACCGTTGATGCAGCAATTCACGCAGCAGACGATCCCTGCGTTGGAGAGTGCCTTCGGGGCATCGAGTGGGGGCACCCACGGCAGCGACTACACGAATGCGGTGTCACAGGCGACGAATAATCTCAACAACACCCTCGGGGCGGATCTTTCCTCGACGGCCTTGCAGGAGTATGACACCAACCGGGCAAACCAATTGACGGCGGCCAATCAGCTTGCCAGCAACTCGACGATACCCCTCACGGGAAGCGAGAGTGCCCTCACTTCGCAGGCTTTGCCACAGCAAACCCAACAAAGCACCTACTCGGATGCCTATCAAGAGTTTCTTAACCAGCTTGCGCAAAACAACACGGTTAATAGCCAGGAGCTTGCGGGGTCCACAGCCGGCACGCAAGGGCAAAATCAGACGGTGGAGAGTGGAACATCGGGGCTGTTCGGCGGCCTGCTGACGGCCCTGGGCTCCTCAAGCGGCTTCGGAAGCGCGGTAGGGAATGGGCTTGTGAGTGGGGCGAGCGCGCTTGGCGGGCTTTTAGGTCTGTGAAGGAACCTTTCAAATGAGCGTTATTTATGTTGACAGGTCCCAGGGCGGGACAGCTGGCCTTGCGAGTGATCTGGGGCAACTCCTCGGAGGTTCCATCGGGGCCGGGGTGACCAACAGTTACACGGGGGAATTACTCGCCCAGGCAAAGGGAATGTCGCCGGAGCAGCGGACGGCTTTCTTGACTTCCAAGCTGGGACCGGACGGGACCCAATTGGCGAACCAACTCACGCAGGCGCAACTCGACTCGCAGCAGCAGACCCTCAATGCGGCAAAGCTAACCGATGTGAATTATCAAAACAACATCGACAAGATCAACGCAGCCAACGCACCCGCCCTCGCGGCTCTCACCCTGAAAAAAGCCAGCGCGGATATTGCTGCCACACAGGCATCCACCCTCGCGAGCCGGGCAAGTGCGAATTATGACAACGCTGGTGCGGCCGCCGCTGCTGCGCAAGCCCAGCTTTACCACCTTGAGGGCCAGAAAACTCTGATCGAACTCAACAACGAAAGCGGCATTGTCAAGGCGATGTTGGGGTTGGTGAACGATCCCACCAACCCTCAAGCCACTGTCGACAGCCTCTCGAATGATCCGCATGTGCAGGGGGGCAACAATGGCGCACCGCCACCCCATGTGCCTGGGGCACCACCCCCACTCACCGACCCGCAGGGGATTGTCGATCAGGCGCAGGCGGTGTTGCAAGTCTCGACGGGCGCAGCAAGTCCGGCCACCTTGGCCCAAGCCTTTCCGCCTGACCCACCCCCGAAAGGTATCAGCAGTGGGCAGGCCATGGAGATTGGCGGTTATGCTGCACAGGGGGACTTGGGCCAAGCAGGCAAGGCGCTCGCGGCCGCCCAACAGCCCGTGAGTAGCAAGCTCACCCAAAGAGCCCCAGGGGTGTGGCAAAATCTTGTCACCTATCAAGACGGCTCACCGGGGTGGGTTGGGAGGCCGATCTACAAGCCCGCGCCAACCAACTCAAAAGACGCCACCACTGCCAATGCGATCTCCGCCTGGGACGGAACAGTCACAACCCTTTCCAAACTCGCCGATCCACTTGCGAAGAGTGGCCGGGTCAATCGGACAATCAATAAAGAGCTTATTTCCTTTGGCTTGACACCTATTTTGCCCGGAGGGTCGAGTGCCGCGGCTTTTGAATACACCAGGCAACATGCTATCATGCTTGCAGGGGCAATTGAACGGTCTTTTGGTGGGAGCCGCGCGCAAAATCTCCAGAACAAAGTGCAGGACCTCTTACCAAAGTTAGGCGACTCGCCCAAGGATGCTGCCGGGAAAGTGCGGGCGGGACAGGCCCTCATTGACATTCAAGTAAAAACTCTTGTCGGGCAGCTCTCGGCGAACGGTCAGGTGATACCGCCAGAGTTGTTAGACATTTACAACCGACATGATTTGGCGGATAAGAGTTTTTCGCAGTTGAATGATGAATACCTTCCGATGCTACCGACGAAGGATTTAACCTCCGCCGATCCCGTAGAAATCCCGGAGGGGGCCGCGAGCGACGGGGGCGGGGGCCCTTCGAGCGAGGGGGGAGCTACCCCCATACCGGCGGGAAACCCCGCGCCGTCTAGCCCGCCTCCGAGCGCCCCCTCGGGGGGCCTTCCCGAAGTAACCGACGAAGCCTCATACAATGCCTTGCCTCCAGGATCGCAATACATCTTCAATGGTCAGGTGAGGACGAAAGCAAAATGAGCGGTTCTTGGGCGCCACCGGCGGGGGATGTTGTGGTAGGACCGGCACCAGGGGGGGTGACCCCTTCTGCGTGGTCACCCCCCGAGAGTGACCCAGTGGTTGAAGCCCCCCCACCCATCCGGGCGAAGGGGGTTAACCTCACGCCAGAGGAACAAGAACAAGTCAAAACAAGTGTCCCCGCGTCTTTTGGGCAGGGCGTGGCCTCGGGTGTGGTGAAGTCTGTCGGTGGGACTGTGCAGACCCTGGCAGACATTTTGCACTTGGGCAACCTCGGCAAAAACATCGGCCAGTATACGGATTTGGTGTCGCAGAAGGTCCTTGATCCCGCAAACGCCCAAAGCGATAGCGCAGCGAGCGGCCAAATGGTCGGACAAATCGCACCTTTTTTGTTCGGTGGGGAAGTGCTTACTGGCCTCAAGGGCTGGAAAGCTGCCACGGCGGGGCTGGGATTTGGCGAAGCGACTGAGGGGGATGAGGAAGAGAGTGGCGAGACGACCGAGGATCGCAACTCCGCCCGCCTGTCCTCGATGGAGGAGGCTTTGCTACCCAATCTTGTCTTCGGGGGTGGCAGTGCCCTCGCCGGTCGCTTCGTCCGCCAAGTGGCGAATAGCCACGCGATCGACAAGCCGCTGAAGAAGATTTTTGATATGGTCGCCTCGTGGGAACCTGACGTTTCCCCCGCCGCGAGGGAGATCACCCCGCAAATCCAGCAAATGGCCAAACGCTTCAGTGCAGGGACTTCATTGGTGAATGCGCTTGTGAAGAATGCAGGGGGAGTGGACACGGCGGGGGTGGTGCCGGCGGTGGAGGAGGCGAAGAAGCTGTTGCCACAGATCACCGCGGATGACGTGTCAAAG